CCATGGTCGCCAATATCTTTACTACCGCCACCGCATTCTCCAGCGCACACTTCTGCGTCCAGTACGAATCGCGCACCGTCGCTGGATCAATCTCCAAATCACCGCCAGCATTCATCTGCAACCGGTTGTGAATAACCGGTAGCACTTCCTTCAAATACCCCTCGGGCATCTGACTCGCTAATGCTTTGTACGCCAGACCACCACCAGCAGCTGTGCCATGCTCAAGCGCTCCCTTACAACTGTTCACCGCATCCTCCACCTTCTTCTTCAAGTAATACCGGTCAACTGCTGTCTTAGCATCAACATACAGTGTCGCCACACCCCCATCGAGCCCAGCCGCCCGACGAAGTAGCAGCTGTCGCTCATCAGGATTCTGCTCCTTAGTCGCTAGTTCCTGCAGATCAGCAATCCGCGTACTCACCTCACCAGCCTCAATCCCGCGCCCACCAACAAACGATGTCTGCTGTGGCCCCGCAATCACCTCTGTAGCAGCCCCAGCGTCCGCAAACGTGTACGTATTCATCTTACGACCATCTTTAGGATGCGTATCAATGTATTTAGCGTTCACATACGTCGCAATGTCCTGAAATTCATCATCTCGCAACCCGTTACCATTCAGCAACACAATCGGTAGCCCGGCTGACCGGCTCACCCCCGCAATCTGCGCGGTAAACTGCACCGAAAAGTGCTTACCAACAATAATCAACGGTTGTGGCTTACCTTTCGCCGCAATCATCCCGTTCATAAACAGGGCCAAATCGTTGTAATCCTCAAACACATGGTTCGCCACGATCACAATCGGATCCTTATGTGCTGCCTCCTTACGCGCCGGGTTCGTATACATCGATGGTGCCTCAATCTTCAGCGGCATATGCACCCCCGGGACCACCGTTTTCTCCACTTTACCCGAAAAACCTTCCCGAATACTCGTATTAGAGTTAAAACCAACGTCAAATATAGTTTCAGCAATCAAATCGCTGCACTCATGCCCCTCCATCGCGGTCCGGGACACCAATTTCAGCTCATCCAGGCTCACATCCTTCGTTTTTTGCTCCTGTAGGAGCTCTAGTGCTGCCGCCAGCTCCGTTTCCAGCTCCTTTTTGATCCCCATCACCGTTTTCTGCCCCGGAATCGGTACCGTAATATCCGGAACGTCCGCTAACACCAATGGAGCCAGTGCAGTTGTCAATAAAGTAGCTGTTGTAGTCCCATCACCGGCATCTTCGTCCTGACGACGCGCTACTTCCTGAAAGGCATCAGCAATCGAGTCCTCACGCTCATCATCAAAGCGAATATGGTCCAATATCGACACCCCATCATTAGTAATCCCATCTGGAGTCATATAATTCCGCCCACCAGGACCAATAGTGTTCCCCACCATCCGACCAATAGTAGTGGCAACATTACAAACCCTAGCTCGTGTCTGCGTTGGCTTGTCACCATCAATAAAATTATGCTGTGCTGAGCCTTCTGCGAATTTTTTCTTAATCATTTTTCAATTCATTTTCAATTAAAGTTGCGTAGCCTGCGATGTCATGCCAATTATCCTTGTAACACGGATCACCAGTCAAGATACGACTCACCTTCTGCATAATAACCTCCAGCGATTCACGCTGCGCTGGAGCCAATCCACCGTTGTTTCGACGAACAATCAGCTTGAGCTGCTGCGCAATCTCAGCGTTATTGTCAAAACTACCATAGACTTTCCCGCGCTCATTCAATGTATCTTGTATCATAGCGAAAGTATAGCATGTGCAGTATTGCAGTGACAAGGACTGGGGGATTTTCAAAGAAAGTTCCCGCCCCGCAGATGCACAGCACTTACAGGCGATAAAAGTGAAAAATTTGTGGAGCTGGGGCCCTCTCTCTATACCGGGGGTACCCCTCCGGGGTCGAGTTGTATATATGTATCTACCTTAAAAACTTCCTCTCACCCCTGCGCCCACCACCACGCAGCTCATGCTTACGCTTCATGGCAGCCCGGAATGTTTTAGCCTTACGCTCTGCCTCCGAGAGTGGTTGCACAAGCTTAGGTAGGCTAGTGATACCATATCGAACAGCATCCATCGCATCACTGAACGTATGCTCAGGCACGTTGAGTACCTTGCCATGCTTGTCTGTCTCCCATAGGTAGTTACGGTATGAGTTGATGAGGTTCACGCTGCGCTTAGTCATGCTGATACGCTGGTCCTGTACCAAGTCTATCCCCTGCTTCACACTGTCCTTACCCTTCACTGCCCCTATGATAGGCACACCATACGTAGCTATCTCATCGATACTCTTGGGCTCAGCGCTATCTGCCACCACGAGCACTGAACTCTCCTGGTTCTGAATCACCGCCGCGATCTGGCTGTTGAGCATACCTTTCTGGTGTAATACCTCGTCTAGTATGTAGCCACCGTCGTACTGATAGATGGCGACAATCGCTGTGGGGTCATTGCTATACCCGAAATCAAGCCCATATCGAACCAGCTTAGCTCCTTGAGGTATCTCATCGATAATAGCCCAGCCGGAGTATATCTTGCCATCCACCTCTCCGAGCTGGCCCAATCCGAACACCTGCCACCAGCCTTTTCGGTCCTTACGCTGTTCGATACTGTCCACAATGTTCTGGTCCAGGGCCTCGTTATCTTTATAGGTAATGATTAAATGGTCTATATCATCACGCTTGCCCAGCATCTCCGTGTAGAACCAGTACTCTGTGCTGGGGTTCCAGTCCATGAATATGCAGTCCTTGGTTCGCACCTCTAGCTGTTCGAACGTTTCGAACGCCAGGTTGTTCACCTCGTTGCAGAACAAACGATCACGGCGCGGTCCCCGCACCTTCAGCGGCTGGTCCGCTCCAAAGAACTCGATGACGCTCCCCGTCTCGAACTTATATATGAAGTCGGTCCGGTTCCAGTTCGCTTCGCTGAAGTACTTGTGCCCCTGCATTATATTGAGAAAGTCGCGCATCGCGCCTTTTTTCAAGTGGGGCAAGCTCTCAGACACAATACTAGTCACTGTGGGCGTCTTGTCGCGCTGGGCCAAGTCTATAAGCACCTGCAGGGTGCAAATGGTCTTGCCCGCACTGGTGCCGCCCTGCAGTGCTCGTATTCGCTTGTCGAGAGCTGCTACCTTGTGGGTAGCGGTGGTGATTGCATATTCCATATTAGTCGCTTTCTATTACTTTAGCCTCTTTTCCATCGATTACCTTGGTTTCTACCTCAGAATAACCAATCTTTTTTGTGCGCAAGTTGTCCAAAAGCGGTTTCACCTCCGTAATCTTTATCTCTTGCTCCACCTTGTCGCGCATGCTCGAAACGTTTTTCGCGGTGAAGATAAAGGCTGAAGCTGGCATGGCCCCCGAAAGGCCTCCTTGGATTAAAAAGTCCTCCTGGGCCTGTTTTGCGTGCTTGTAGGCGTTGCAAAATCCTTGCATGTCTAAAAGCTCCTGCTGCTTTGCTTTAGGCAGCTCCTTGAAGTCTTCAGGCAGCTCCTCCTTAGTAGACCAGCGGTACACCGTTGCAAAATCAACATCAATGCTCTTCGCAAAACGTATCAGCGTTGGTAGATAATTTGGCACGTACTTGTACGTTTTAGACACCTCACCATTAGGCTTTGATGATTCTGCCATAATCTCCTTCCTGATCGGCTCCACGTTAAAGAAGTCAATCATCTTCTCAATAAACTCCTTCCTAAACTTCGTTGGCCTTCCCTGTGGTTTTAGATATGTTCCCATGTCCTGCAATTGTAGCACATGCAGTGCATCGCTGACCAATGGAAGTGCTACTGCACCTCAAACAGAGGTGTAGTAAGGTGTAGTAAGGTGTAGTAGCAATTCTAACCATATTATTAGCCCCATAATCCAAGTGCAGCACCTTACTACACCTATTTCTCTAAAACACTTCTCAATTATTTTTTTTATACACTACAGCGTATACACACACAGAGTCTCCAAACCCCAAAATAGGTGCAGTAGGTGCAGTAGCAACCAATCCAACCTTACTACAGGCCCCACATTAGCTACTACACCTCCAAAAAAGGTGTAGCAAGGTGTAGTAAGGTGCAGTAG